ATGTTAGCGCCTTTTAGTTTAGCGCCTCTTAGGTCAGCGCCTTCTAGGTTAGCGCCTATTAGGTTAGCGCCTATTAGGTTAGCGCCTCTTAGGTCAGCGCCTTCTAGGTTAGCGCCTATTAGGTTAGCGCCTATTAGGTCAGCGCCTCTTAGGTCAGCGTCTCTTAGGTCAGCGCCTCTTAGGTTAGCGCCTTCTAGGTTAGCGCCTCTTAGGTCAGCGCCTTCTAGGTTAGCGCCTATTAGGTTAGCGCCTTCTAGGTTAGCGCCTCTTAGGTCAGCGCCTTCTAGGTTAGCGCCTATTAGGTTAGCGCCTATTAGGTTAGCGCCTCTTAGGTCAGCGCCTTCTAGGTTAGCGCCTATTAGGTTAGCGCCTATTAGGTTAGCGCCTGTAGTTTCATGTATTACACTTCCATAAATGTTATATATTTTCATGATTTATTTAAGTTTAATTTTTAATTTTTCTTTTTCTGCTATAATATCTTTGTGTAGTCTTTCTTCACGTGTTAATACTTCTTTCCAAACCGTTGTAAGTTCTCCAATGTCAGCTGCGTTATTAAGATTTGCAATTGCTTCTATTGCTTGTTCAGTGCTTACTTGTGGTTGTTGTTGAGCTGGTGCTGTTGTTTTAGTTTTTTCTTCACCTGTAGCGTCACTATCTACGTCTGTTACTAATCCAAGTGCTGAACTTAAAGAGTACCTTCTGTAGTAAGTAATACCAGAACCGTTAACTTGGAAGGTGTTCATACCTTTTAAGGTTATGTTTTGAGGTATCTCTGTAATGCTTTGAATACTTTCACCGCTTCCAGTGTGGAAAATTACCGTTTTAATATTTACACCGTGTAGTAGTTGTGTAAATCCTAGGTCGTGTTTTGCTAGTATTGGATTAATTACTTTAAAGATTGTCTTTAAGTCTGAATAGGTATAGCCGTACCCTTTTGTACCTTGGTGTATCGCTGGTACTTCTTGTTGAAACGCTGCTAATGATTTGTAAAGGTTTTTCATGTGGTTTAGTTTAAATCGGTTAGTACTTCTATTTTTGCTTTTAACTTAATTATTAATGTTTGTTGAACGTTTATTAAAGGTTGTGGTAAGTCCTGTTTTACGTATTCTTTTAAGTCGTGTTCGTAATCATTTAGCAAACCATTATAAGCATTTAATGTTGCTGTGATTTTGAATTTTAATAGGTAGTAATTTGCTAAGTCTTTTGCTGCTTGTTCTATTTCCATTGGTTTAATTTAATTTAGTTAATACAAAAATTGCTGTTGTTATTATTAGTGCTGTTATCATGTTCCAAATATACGTAAAAGTATATTACCACACAAATAATTATCAACATTTTTTTTATTTATTAACAGAAAAGGGGCCGCAAAGCCCCTAATCACATCATTGTATAAACCAATAAACAACAAATTAATCTATATGTACTTTTAAGCCCTTGTATAGTATAACAAAGTCTTGGCCTGTACACTCAATACATTTTTTTAGGTCCTCAACTCTAATCATTTCAGTATTTACGGTCCTAGAAAAGCTTGACCCTTCACCACGGCCAATCTCTATGCCCATTTGTTTAATATTCTTTTCAGAATCTTCAGCTATTGCTTTTAAGAAGTCGCTTGGTTTCATTGTGCAACGTTTGGTTTTAGCTTTTATCAGCTGGTTTATATTATGTAGTGCCTTTTTCATTGCGCTAATATACACAAAAGTACATTACTAAACAAGCCCCACCAATTAAGATAGGGCCTGCCATGATGAAAAAACCAATACTACTAGGAAACCACACCTTGTAGCGTCTTAAAGGTAGCTACTTAGACTTGTTTAGCCAAATTTTGAAAGCTACCAGAACAACACCGCCCACAATAAGCATCCACCAAGGAAAGTTAGAAGGTACAATACTCTTATCTTTTAAGTCGTCACAATCTGGACAAATAATAACAGGGCACTCAACGTCTCTGTAAATAATCTTTTCAATTGGTACTATTCTTTCCTTATAAACTATCCTTACTTCATTTGTGACCTTATCAATGGTCAAGCTAATTGAATCATTGTTTAAGGTTAGGAAGTTGCTAGAATCTTTTAAAAATTCTATTACAGTATCAGCTTTTAAAATTATAGTATCTCTAACTATTACCGTGTCTGTTATTGTGGTATCTCTACTTTTAAAGTATTCAGGATATTTAGCAATTACAAAAGTTACGCTTTCTTTTATTCCGTGCCTTTCTATTTTGCGCTGTAGTCTCTTTTGTGAACTGGCACATGAAGACATAAGGAAAATTGCTACTATTCCTAGTGCAATAAATAATATTATTTTTTTCATAATAAAGTAGGTAAGATTAAAGCGGCTAAAATGCCTAGCACGAAGATAGCGAATACTAACTTAAGCACCTTTACCATCGTATGAAAGAAAACAGTTTTCAATTGTTAGCCAAATTTCACCATCTAAGTGTTCTTCTTCAAACTCCTGGAGCTTCTTTGTTAAGATCCGTTCAGCAGTACCCCAAATTTTAACTTTATCAGTGTGAAAAGCTATTAAGGGGCAACCGTGCGAATTTTCAGCAGTATTACCACCATGCAACCTAACGCCTTCAAAGTTTGGAACATGTACAAGTAGGGGCATAACTCTTTTAAACCTGTTAGAGCGTGTTAAAACAATCTTGTAGCGTCCATCTGGAATAGCTGTTTTACCGTAAACCTTTTCAAATCTTATCTTATCCTCTAAAGAGTAGCAAAAAAATTCACCATCAATGAAAAATTCACCTATGTTATTAGCTTCTCCTCCTGTAGTTTCTTCATCGTTATAAATGAAGCGTTTAATTAGTAGTTCTTTTTTTATCATGTAATAAAGTTAATAATTTTTACTGGAAATATTTTCGCTTCAATTCCTGCTCTTTTAAATGAAGTTGGTAAGAATCTGTTGCGTGACTTTTTTGACCAAACAACCAATTTAACCAAATGTTAAACTTTTTACCTAGTGGTTTTTGTAGTCCTAAAATTTCTTGTTCACCTGTTGCTGTCGATACTGTTATATTCTTTTCTCCGAAGCTTGTGTGTTCTGTTGTGGTTGTTAGGTCTTCTATAAACTCACCGTTTACATTCCAAAGCATATCAAGAGCAATAGCTAAGTGATAAAATACATATCCAACAACAGCTAATGTACCGTCTATTTGTCTAGCGATCAACTGAAAGAAGTTTTTAAACTTTCTACCTTTAATCCAGTAATATAATGCGTGTAAATAAGTATAAGGAAGCCCAACAGGTAAGTAAATGATTGTTATAATTAAAGCCCCTACAAGCGTTGCAATACCTTTTAAAAATTCTTTCATAATAATCGTATTTACTTGAAAGTAAACATTTTATATGAAAAGAAAATAGGTTTATTAGAATATATTTTTATAGTTAATAAAAACTAATTAAACAAATTAATAGTAAGGTATTAATACAAATATGATGTGATGTCGTTTAGTAATTTATCATGAACTTCTTGAGTGTAACCGTTGTCAATATCGTCCTGTGTTATTGGAGCTATTTTAGCTATCATTCTATACATGGCTAAACTCCAGAAACCTACAAGCAAAGGATCTAAAACAGGCTTTAACCTTTCAAAGATGTAGTCTACATTTTGTATTGTTAATTCTCCAGTTAAGTACCTTAAAGCGAAATTCTCAGATGAAAAATTATAAAACAATCTTTTTCCGTCTACCTCTGACTTGCTGAAATCTTCAAGTATTGATGCGAAAGGTATTACGTCAGAACCTGTAAGGCTTTCGTACTTTTCAGCTATAGCTGTTTTTATTTCCGCCACTGGCTCAGTTGCGAAAGATACAATAACCTTTAGGTCGCCATGAGATACAGAGGTGAAAGTGTGGTTTTCCCTCAACCAATTGTTAAAATATTTTCCGTCTGCGTTTTCGTTAGTTGGTGCAATCTCTAATTTGTACATAATTTTCTAATTTTTGAACATCTATTATTTTCGTAATCCTTGCAGACTTTCGGCCTATCTTCATAAATAGAACAAAGCATTGTTTTTCTATCTAAATTAACACAAAGCCCGTCTTTACTTTTTTTCATTTCTGCGTAGTTATCGGAATAATTTTCTTCTAACTGTTCTTTTTTGTCTTTTAACTTAGGGAATTTGTCCACAAAAACATCTACGTGTTTAATAAAACAATCACTTAGCCCTTTTTCTTTTAACAATTCAAACTCTAACTTATCTACCTCTATTACTAAAGAGCAACAAGCCGAATTTATACATTTTAAACAATCTACGACCATGATTGAACTAACATTCTCCTAGTTAATAAATCTACATTGTCGCCCCTTGTGTTAAACTGTACCGTAATAACATCACCAATAACAAGCCCATCAACAGGGTATGTGTTTTGGATTGATTGGTCTTGGTTTTTTTGCTGCCTATCGGTGACTATTGAGTTATTTATAGTAGTTCCGTTTTTAGCAAAATACATTTCAAGTTCCCCATTTTCGTCATTGTTACAATTTACAACCGAGTAAAAAACATAATCCCCGTCCTGAGTTATTGTGTATGTAATGTCTGGTATGTTTGTAGGCGTGTTACTATTAAAATTATTTGAGTTTGTAGTAGATAGAACCTCTGCTTTAAAATAATTATCTGCAGGTGCAGGGAATGAATGAAAGCCTTTTGTTCCGCTATTGTCAGTTCCGTAATATTGATCGTTACCAGGGGAGTTAGCATCATTCACTAATTGCAAATCACCCGAGTCTTCTTCAATGCTATTCTTAACGTCTGAAGCAGTAATAGAGTCTGCTATTTTACTTCTCTCTGCCACTGTTAAAAATAGGTTTGAGAGTCCTTCGGTTATCGCGTCAGAATCATCAACAGATAAGTCAAAAATGTCTGTACCTACAGTAACTACTAGAGACTCATTAGCTCCTGTGTTAATTTTAGTGATAGTTATTTTATCTGATTCTCCTGTTATTTTATCCTCTAAATAACCGTCAGTAGTATCTGTTACAGAAGTTTTAACCTTATCATTTTGTCCTGCTGCACTTGTTGGAGTAACTACACCAGCAGCATCTTTCTTTTTTTCAATACCGTCGGTATCAATAAATATATTATAATAACCAGTTGGAGGTGTTGCAACTAACGATTGATCTATTTTTTCTGTTTGTAATACTCCCATTGTTAATCAATTATTAAAATTCCGTTATTAATTATCAAGCCGTCATTTTTCAGTATTCCATTATGAACTCCAAACTCTGCACCATCATCAATTGTAACCGTAACACCTGAATCAATACTCATTCTTTTGTAAGAAAGGTATTGAAAACAATCTGAAACTACTAAATCATCACCAAGCTTCAAGTGGTTTTTAATACCCACAAAAGAGCCAGCTGTAGGCGTATCTTCCTCTCTTAAACAGTCTAATATTTTATCGTACTTAACGTTCATTAACTGTAAGTTAAAGTTAATCTATCGTTCCAAATATTGTCAAAGTCTTTTGTACCGTCTGCCCATGTTATTACAACGCTATTACCAACTTCTACAACCCTTTTAATAGCCCAAACCGTTGCGCTTGTATCGCTACCAGCTTCTGCATACCCTAAATAGTTAGTAGTACCTACAGTGTCAACTTGTAATAGTTTGTCTTTAAACCCTCCAGAAATACCATTTATCGCATCTAGCTGCCTTTGCATTAATAGTAATACATAAGAGTCTTGACACTCTAAGTAACGGTACTCTACGTTAGGATCAATCCTATCTGGTGGTATGATTGGAGTTACAGGCATTACTCTTCCTCGATTATTTTAATGTCTTTTTTTAAAAACTTTATAGCTTCGTCAATTCCAGCACCAGCAACTAATACCCAAAAAGTTATGTGTTCATGGTCTGTAATGTAAGCACTTGCGCCACCAACTAATACAACCCCCTTTAAAGCCGTCAATAAATTAATTAAACGTTTTCTTTTTAATGTCATTTTATCCACTTTTTAACCTGAGCTTTAACCTTAGACCAGTTAGCAACTAATATAATAATAAAAGAGATAATACTAATGTGATCGCCTAAAAAATCAATAGAGTCGCTAAATGTAACGTTTGCAAAAGTGGTCTGAATAAGTAAACAGAAGAAGCTAATTTTAGTGAGGGTAATTTCTTTCATTACTGTAATTTTATAACTTCTAAATCCATTATCGTACCGTTAATAGTTGTTATTACCTTTGGTGATAATTGATAACCATATTTTGCGCTTAATTCTTTGTAATCATTTAAAAAAGCTTTAGCCTTTTCGTTTTCTTTAGCTTGAATCAATGCCTGCGCCTGTTCTAATGCTTTTTCTTCTTCGGTTTGTTCGTTTGGTTTCATCTTTTTTGTTGTTTAAATTCCTGAAATTGTAGCCAAATACCCTAAGCCGTCTAAATAAGATTTAACTTCGTCATGTGCTACGGTTATTGTTTGTTCTTTATAAGTGCCGTCCTCATTTAAAAGATCGTAATATTTTGCCGCTATTGTAAAACCTTCTACACCTTCAATTGATATTGTGCTGTCTCCAGCTTCAAAAGCTTCGATACTTGCATACGGGCATAACGCTACTTGAATAGTTTTTCCGTTTGCTGGAGCGTAAAACTCTAATCTAAATAATACGCTTGCAACTTCTGTTTCAAAACCTGTAATAGTTATTTTTTCTTCGTTTGGTGTTGTTAATGTTATCATGATGTTTTTTTATATTATGCTAATATACCGATAGTTCTCATTGCTTTTACTATTTGAGAAAGTGTATATCCTTCAAAAGTATCTGTATCTGTTATTGTTATACCTCCGTTTTGAACCTGGGCCGGTGCTATTATCGCAGTGGTAGGTTGAGCAACTGGAGTAGTTCCGAAAAGTCCTAAATTTCCGTTTAATAAAGTACTACCATTTACATCAAGTTTTGCGCTTGGTGTGTTTGTTCCTATCCCAAAATTTGAACTTGTGTTAATCCAACTATCAGCACTTCTAGCAAGTCTAATTGTAGAAGTAGCTTCATTGAAGTTAACCTCTAAGCTGTTTGATGTTGCATTTGTTTTAGCCGCTGTAGAACCTCCAAACATTAAGGCGTAGTCTGCTGTTGACTTCATGTTAAAACCAAAGCTAATACCTTTAGTGGCTGAACTGTTAGCCAGACACCCTATTGATATGCCATCTGACGCTGATTTTGCTTGCGCTCCAATACCTATTCCGTTAGCTCCTCCAAGTGATTGATTTCCAATAGCAATACCATTGCCTCCGCTAGAAACAGAAGAAAAACCTAAAGCTAATCCATAAGTCGCTGAGGCTACTACGATTGAATTTCTACCTAAAGCAACGCTGTCTAGTGCTGCACAAGAAGAAGAAGTTCCTATTGCTACGCTTTGTGCGCCAGAACTTGAAGCGAGTGCGCCAATACCTATTCCGTTAGTTCCACCTGAGGCAGCATTTCCAATAGCAATACCATTACCTCCACTAGCACTAGCACTAAAACCTAAAGCAATCGCATATAAAGCACTTGCGCTAGAACCTACCCCGTTAGTTTGAAAGGAATCAGTACCACTTCCAGCACCTACGGGAAAAGCTCCTAATATAGTTCCATCATCTTTAACTTCTAATAAGTCAGTGCCTAAACTGTTTTGAACTAATAACGCTGTTGTACCACTTGTTGAGCCTGAGCCTTGAACATGTAATTGAGCCGCTGGAGTACCAATGTTTCCTACACCTACACCTGAACTAGTTATTTTAATTTTATTATTTGCCCCGTCAATAAATTTCAACTCGTTACCGTCTATATTATAAGTTCTCGTAGTCGCTCCGCTTAATGTAAGGTTGTCAGTTCCTAAATTAGTATCAACACCCCCTCCAAAGGCAGCCCATACAGAACCGTCAAACTCTTTCCAAGCTGAAGCTGTACTATCAAAGCACAAGTAACCAGTTAAAGGAGTAATAGGCGCTGCAATAGCGTTAGTAAACCTTACCCAGTCGCCAAAAGTAGCAGTACCCCACCCAGCATCAACTACACCAGCACCAGTAAGTACATAAGCGTCTAAGTTGCCCGTTGTTGGAGGTGCTACCGTACCATCTACAAAGTTAATTGCTTTTGGCAGCTCCATGTTTTCGGTATACGTAGACAAGCTCTGTTCGTCTTTCCACGGTCTTGTATTACTTACCGCAGGATCAAAACCTTTAGGAGTGTGCTTGTTTGCTTCGTCTAGAGTTACGTGTAAATTGTTCATATTGAGAAAAATCTTCTAAAGTTTGGTTCGTAATTTACTAAATCAATATCAAATAAAGGATAAGTAGCAAAGTTATCTATTAAAAATTCTCCTAATTTAAAACAATAAAAGTATTCTCTGTCTTTTAGGGTTTTTAATATCCTTGTAGCTCTAATAGTTTCAGCACTTTTAGACCACTGTGTATGGTTTGTCATTATGCCTTGATTATTAGGCTTGCTTTCTAAGTCCTTTTGATAACTCTCATAAGCAATAGCGTAAGCTTCAGCATTTAAAACAATGTCATATACTAACTGATCCGCTGCGCTTAATGGTGTTCCAGGTAACAAAGCCACCTTAGCTACTAAGTCATCATAATAAGCTTTGGTAAGTATGCCACAAATAATAGAGTCTTCAATGTATTGTATTGAAGTATCAAAGAATGAAGGATCGAAAGCGTTGACAGGTGTTACAATTGCTTTAACCTGTTCTGAAGTCATTAAGTTACTCATTGGTAACAGCTTTCAAACCAGCGTTAAACATTGCTTTTAATACTTTTTGAGCTAGTCCGTTATTTAAAATAAGTTTTTCACCTTTCCAGTTAATAGCAGTTCCTACACTTTTCTTCAGAACTTTAAATTCTTTTACCTCTTTCTTTTTAGTTTCTTTTGTTTCCTTAGCCATCACATTTAGTTTAAAAAAAAGCCCTACAATTTACTTGCAGGGCTTTTAAGTTTATATTAAAAACCTAGATTTTACCCTAAGTTTACAGTTGTACCAGTCGCGCCGTCTTCAACAGTAATAGCTCCTTTAAAGAATCTAGTTGATTCACCTTGAACAGCAGTTATAACAGTGTTGTAACCGTTAACTCCTCCTTGTTCAGCTTCAGAAGTATTGTTGAAAGCAAGTGTTGCTCCAGCATCTGTACCCATTTTTTTATCTAATCCAATTACAATCGCTTTTCTGTTTCCAGAAATTGCATCTAACTCATAAAGTTCTGCAATAACGATAAGTTTTTGGTTTCCGTACTCTTCCAATAAGAAAGACTTAACAGTGTCTAAATTTGGAATTACAGCGTTTGCAGTAATGTTAAATACATTTCCACCACCGTCTTTAGCGTTTTCAGTTGCTAAGTCTTTAGTTGAAACTTTACCTTCAATCTTTACGAACATACCAGCAGATTGTAAACCTAAAGCTGTAATGTCGTGATTTGTTGCATCAAAAACAGTAACCGCAGGGTCTAACTGTCTAACTGGTGCTAAATAAATGTTACCTAACCCAGCTAACGGAAAATCGTCACCACATTGGTTAGTTATATTGTCTGTTAATGGGCAAAATTCTGGCATCTTTTAATTTTTTAAATGTTAGTATATTCAAATATACAAAATATTTAGAAACTTGCACTATCTTCTATTTGTTGCACCCTATTAGCAACGTCAGTAGTTTCACTTGCAACGTTCTGTACTTTGATAGCTCCTATAGAATTAGCTACTGCACTTGCAATACTATTTTCTATACCGTTTAAATCAATACTTTGCGTTGCTCCAACTGTTGCTACGCCTCCATTACCAAAGCTTAACTTTGAAGCGCTTGGCGTTACTATACCTCTAGCAGCTAAAGGAACACCGCCCCCGTCTTGGTTGATCGCTGATAAAAGACCCATGTGTTTAGCAGTACTTCGCTTGTTTATAATCGCTTCGCCGCCTTCAGCTTCAATCATTCCAGACCCACCAACAGAAACAGGTACACCGCCTTGACTATGACTAGGCCCGTTAATCATACCACCATGTGAAAACTTCTGACTTGATATTATTGCAGCTTGTGATATTTTCTGAATTGCTAATACTCCTAAAGCTGGTAAAGCTAAAGGAAGCCCAAGGTTTGCAATAGTCTTTCCAGCAGCTACGGCAAAATCAATAGCGTTTTGTGCTTGACTTAATCGCTTACGAGAAGCAAAAGCTTTCTTTTCTAGCTCTAAACGTTTTGCTGCAAACTCTTCTTCTGATATTTCACCTGCTTGACGTTTAAGTTTTAAAGCTTCTGTTTCACGTGTCAACCCGTCTTTTATCCTGCGTTCTTGATTTTTAAACGCTTCGTTTACGAAACTTTCGCCAGCTTCAAATGCTGCGCCCCTAATCAAAGTTACATTTTCGGCTTTTAGTTCTTCTTGCTCTAATTCTTTAGCGTCTGACTCTTCTTTAAATTCTTTTTCTTTTTCTGCTTTTGCTATTGTGTTTTCTAGCTCAACTTCTGCAACATCTTCACCGTTTAATTTAGCCTTCTCAACTCTTAAAGCGCCAATTGCATCAAGCAATTGACGTTCTTTTTCAATCTTTTGCGCGTTTGTTTCGTCAATAGTTGCCAGCTCTAATTGTCTGAATAGCTCTAAATCTGTTATTTTTTTGTCTAAAGCTTTAGTGTCTTCTTTTATTTTATCCTTAGATGCTTTCGCGTCTGCTTTCGCTTGGTCTTCAACAGCTTTCTTATCTGTTGCTATTCTAGTCTTGACAATGCCGTTTGCTTGGTTTCCTAATTCAATACGTTTTGTGATAGCATCCGCTTCTATTTTTTCGCGGTCTGCGATCAAGTCTTGAAGCTCTTTTTGTGCTACTCTGTCGGTGTCGTTTGCTAGTGTTTTAAACTTAGCTAATTCAATCTCTCTATTTTGTTGATCTACTAATAGCTTAGTAACACCCTCTAAAGCTGCTTTTGCTTTTTTAGCTGCCGCTAATCTTTCTTCGTCTGTTAATAAAGTGTTTTGTACTATTTCTTTTTGCTTTACAAATTCTAAATTCCCCCTTTCGGTTTCTAGTCTTAGATTAATTGCAGCCTGTTCTATTTTCTTTGTTAGTCGGTCAATTTCCGTCCCTCTTTCTACTGCTCCTTCAACGAAGTTAGTTATATCGTTAAACAATTCTTTTTGCCCTTCTCTATCAAGTCCCGTCTGAACTTGTAGAGCTGCACTACCTAGGTCTTTAAAAGACTCTAAGTATTCTTTTTTAGCATCGTCTAGGTCTTTCTTTAGCTTATCTTTATCAATCAACCTACCAATTAAAGGCACTTCAGCCATTACTTTCTTAATTCCTATACCTATAAGATTAAAAGCTGCAACAGTACCACGTTTAATAGCTTTTGCAAACAATGGAATAGCTTTAAGCCTGTTTAATATGTTCTCCCTTATAGCTTCTCCTAATTTTATAGCTGCTTCTCTTGGATTATCAAAAGCTTTCTTTACACCGTCTAAGGCGTCTGTTGCAAGTTTTTGAGCTACACCAAGCAAACCTTGTAAGATTTGTTCTAGTGGTCTAAGTATCTTCGTAAAGGCATCAGCTCCACGTTGCGTACTACCAAAAGCAGCTAACAAAGACCCAAGTAATACAACTATTGCACCTATACCAGTACTAATAAGTGCTATTCTAAAACGCTTTAAAGCACTAGAAGAACCTTTAGTACTGGCCGCCATTCCTTTTTGAGCTGTAGCATATTTTGTAACAGCTGACTTAATTTGCCCTAAGTTCTGTACTACTCCTTGAATCTGTCCACCAAAAGACCCCATTAAAGGAAGTACCTCCTGTGTTGCTACACCATAGTCACCAACAGACCTAGCTGTTACACCGTAACCTTTTTCTAGTTCTTTTAATTTATCACCTTGCTCTTTTACTTTTTTATTTAAAGCTTGACCTGCTTTTGTGTTTAGAATTTCTTCTTCTGTTAACTTCCTTAAAGCTATTTTATCTTTTTCGTGTTCAGCTGCAAGTTGTTCTACAGAACCCTTAGCTAGTCTATTGCTTTTTGCAGAAGTTAATACAGCTTTTTCTGTTTGGTTAAACTCTTGCTTTGTTTGCTTTAGTATTAAATTATTTTGTACTTGCTGTTCTGCTAAGTCTTTTGCCGTTGCTGTTTGTTCTTCTGTTGCACCTGTTGTTGCATCAATAGACTTCTCTAGGTCTTTTTCAGCTTTAGATAGTTTCTTTTTTTCTTGAGCTAAGGCGTTTATTTCTTCCTGTAATGCGTTAAGCGTTTTTAACTGATCCTTTGCCCCGTCTAATTCAACTTTTATTATAATACTTTCTTCAGCCATAACTTATATTTTAAACATTTGATTTAGGTTATTATCTAAACAATCAACTATTGCACCGTTAACCGTACATAGTATTGGTGTAGGCTGCGTTCCTGTTTGGGTAATTACATTAACGTTACCTACTCCACCTTGAACTGTAACAGGTACAAAGTCTCTAAACTTCACTAAAGTAATAGTGGTTAATGTTTCTGTTGTTACGTTAAAGTTTTTGATACTATCCGTAATGTAATACCCTGCAATTTCCGCTGGTTCACTAATGTAATACGTTTTCTTTAAATCCCATTCATTGAACTTATTAAGCGTCAATTTTATTTTGATTTTTAGTACAGCAGTGTCTTCAATGTTTGCTAAAGTCTTAGCGTAGTAATCTTCTACTAGGCCGTTACTACCTACAAAAGTCAACCTTCTATCTTCAAAAGTTGGTGTATTTCCGTAGTCCTCCATTGCACCAGCTAACACAATTAAAGGGTTTAAAGTTCTTCTTGGAACACCAGCGGTGTCATATTGTTGCCCTCTTATTAATTGGAATACACGCGGCGCATAATTGTTATTAACTGTCTTAGCTACGTTGTCAGCATCTAAATACTCTTCTTTAACTATTGACGTGAAAATATTACCAACACCATTTAAAGGACCTTGTATAGTTGCTGAAATTAAAGACGTGCTTAAAGTGCTTTGCCCCTTTTCAAAACGTTCGTTATTCTGTAGTAAGTACTTATACTGTGCATAAGTTTTGTCGTTGATTTTGTTCCATTGGTCGAGGTATTTATCCTTGTCGTCTTTATTATATTGGAAAACAATCTCATTCTTATAGCTTGTAATATAGTTTAAAACTGGTGGGCTTGATAAGTCTACAATGTCTGTAATGTCTTCACTTACACCAGTATAAAAGTCGTCACGCGGTTCTATAAATACTACCTTTCTGTTTACATCAACGTCAAAGTACAGATTAAACATTGTTTTAAAATCCTGTAGTAGGGTAATACATTTTATACCATCTGGAATGTGAGAGTTAATCCTAAACACATTTCCCAATTGAACATCTGCTTTTGGTACTATTTTTAGTACTGAATTGTTCAATATTCTTGTTCTCCAGTAGTTTAAGTCACCATCTAATTGGGGGTCAAAAGGTGCAAACCCTGTTGAATCATTATTTAATTGTAGAAATACGCTTATTTTGTCGCCCGTCCCAAAAACATGGTTTATAGTAGAATTAATATCTGGGTGAAAACCAGAAGTTGTTAATCCTGTGTAAAGTATTTGCCCGTCTATAGTTGTATCACTAGTATTATTTTTCACTATGTACCAAGTAAACGAAGGCGCTCTTTGTGTAGTTTGAAACCCTCCAAAGTTCCAGTTTACCCATTGATTTGAATAATTTTGAAAAAAAGAATCTTCATGCTTAAATGAAAACTCTACAGTAAAAGTTCCACCGACATTAACCGTATATTCACTTTTTACAGGGTCAAAACGCCCAAAGTTATCAAGTAAAACGTTTGAAATTAAATTAGGAAATCTGTAGAAGGTTCTTACGTTTGGTGAAGTTGGATTAGCACCTATGTTACCTATCATTGTACTAGCTGCCCATGTATTAGGGTCTGTACCTGTTACTGTATTAACGCTATACTCTACAGTTTGTGCTAATAAATCGTTTTGCTTCCTAGTCATTTGAAAAGCAGGATCAACACTAAGGCCCATGTGATTGTACAAATTACCAAAAGCATCTGGATAATTTAAAGCAGCTCCTTGTAGTCCTTTTATCCAGTCACTCTCTAAAAAAGCACTAGAAACAGTATAGCCTATCTTTTCAAACATCGACAATACAATACTTCTAAGGTGTAATTGTGGTCTAAAGTTTAAAGCTGCACTATCATTATTCCTGTTAATATAAGGATAAGTTAAATCTGTTGTAACTGAATTTAAAGCGTTTAAAACTCCTATTCTATCTGATCTAAATAATTCTGTAGCGTCTTCTGTTCTTAATCCTGTTAGGTAATCCCTCCAGTTTAACTCATTTAATTCTACGTCACGTAATTGCTCTAACCAATCATTATTGAGTCCTTTAAAGTTAAGCTTATACATACCGTCAAGCTCACTTTGGAAAGGATAAAGAAAACCGCGATCAATTTGGTTGCCGTCAACAACTATCGAACAAGGCTTTTGTCCTAGTATTTCTTTTGAAGCTGTAGCGAATCTAAGCCCGTTTAAGAGCTTGTTGTTATTCTTTGTTTGCGGAGCGTCAAAGTCAAGACTATAAGATGTGTTACGCCTTCCTAGGTCGTTAATACTAGCAATAGACTTAGTTAACTTCAATGCAAAGTCGTTAGAATCTGTTAAGTCTAACTCTCCTAACTGGTTGCCAGCTAAATCAAGTATTAAAATCTGTAGTTCGCGCATCTATTTAAGTCCTTTTCTTCGGTTTGCCATTCTAAACTTAACTCTAAAAATTGTTTCAGGTGTAAATTTGTCCTCTAAAACTGTTTCTTCTGTTTCAATTACTATAGGAAAGTATTTACTAGGTGTAATAGTACAGCTTTCTTCAAAAGTAAGCTTTATTACAGTGTCGTTTTGTTGTCCAGAAACAGCGTAAACGTTATCACCTATAACAATTGGTAAATCATGTCTTTCAGGTGTTATTGTACCAGCTATACTAAGAGCGTCGTTTGTTATGTCTATTTTTAGCACATCACCTAAATCAAACCCTAGTAAGTATGGGTTGTCGTCTGACATTAAGAAAATAGAATTGTAAGCGGCGTTTGTAACGACCCCAGTGTCAAAGCTGTAAGAACTATCATTACTAGTATCAACAACAAATACAAAGTTTTGGTTAAAAGCATTCATGTAAGAATAAATCTTACCAGTTGAAGTAATAACAGAGCTTTGAACGCTCAAAGAGTTTGAAGCCGCTGCAATAGTTATGTAAGTATCGTTTGAAGTGTCTAGCTTGTAAAATTCAGCAGCACCGCCAGTAGGTATGAAGTAAACAAAACCACCAACATAAACACAATCACCACCACCAGAAACACCAACTGCTACAATTTCTGTTATTGTATCTGTGTTAGTATCTATTTTAATAAACTTACCTGATCCAGAAATTGGAGCATAAATAACACCGCTTGGCGTTTGGCATGGTTGACCTACGCTTTCTGTTAATACTCCAAATGTTGCAAAGGTTTCTAATGTAGGGTCAAATACTAAAATGTCAGTTGTAGTAGGTTGACTATTCATGTAGTAAATCTTACCGTTAGCAAGTGACCTAATGCCGAATGTGTAATAAACAGCAGCAGCAGCAGGAAAGGCCGTAGCTATTGTGCTTGTTGTATCGTTAGTTAAATCATACTTTAAAAAGTTTCCTGACCTTCCAGGCGCTCCATAAGCAAAACCATTGCCACCGTCAACGATTCCAAAGTAAGAAGCGGCTTGAGGCATAGACCCAAAATACTGGTCATTAGTTAAAGACAATAAACAATCTGTTGACGTTTCTTTACTTTGTATAGCTGCACGTTTATTTATTAACATCTTAGATAACCATTTAACGTATAATTCAGGCATTCTATCACTGAAAAGGTCGTATTCGTAGTTGTAACTTGACTTATAAACCAAGTCACCTACGTTAGTGCTCAACGGGTTTACTGGTCTAACTCTTTTAAATGTGCTATCTGTGTATTTTCCTACTCTATTGATGTTACCTAAGAAGCTAAAAGAGTCTTGTTGTCCTAGTTCATTATGCCATGATAAGGTTAATTCTTTTTCACAAGCATCGTTTAATTTGAAAACTTTTGTTTCGCTTCGTTGTGTGTTTGGTCCTGCAATGTCTCTAATGTAAATTCTCACCTCATCATATCCTGCTGAACTATCAAAGTCAAACCTGTAGTTTGAAACATCGTACTTACCTCCAATTATTTCACCACTGACACCCCTTGTTGGCACGTCTACACTATCAGTTAATTGAGCAACAAAGACCCCGTTTAAATAAGTTTCAATTGTCCATTCTTGCTTAGGTACTAGTCCTACTGTGTAGCTAGTAGTTAAACAACTAACGTGAAAGCTTGTATTATCACCTACAAACAATGGACTTGGTGCTGAAGTCATTAGCTTACTTAATGTGCTTCCAGTGTCGCCGCAATCGTAATCTGTTAAGTCAAAGTCTTCTATTTCAAAAACATCTTGAGTAATGTTCTTAATAAATATTTCTTCTCGATATGTTGTTCCTTGTACAACGTTGCCTATAATTTCTTTTAACCTTACAGATACTAAAGCGTTTTCTGTTGCTGTTTGGTTAACGCCTGTTAAAGCTAAGAAGTCACTAGCAAAGTAATCTTTTACAATGCTGTTTATCTCAAACTCGAAAGTCGTTGTACTTCCTATTATTGGTAAATGTTCTAAGGTTGCTTGAACAACACCAGAATTAATAAGTACTTCCATTTGTACAGAAGTAACGTTACCAGCTCCAGGATTGTCTGTAATTGCTTGAATTACTAGTTTTTCCGTTGCTATTTCGCTTCCTATTTGTGCTGTTGTTAATGCCATTATTCTGAAAATGTTCGTTTGTTCTTCCTTATCGTATTGCTTAAAGATAATGTAATTTCTTTCGTAAATAAATCTAAGACCATTTGAAAGATAGCGTTTGCGTTTGCATCTATCACAACTTCAACAAAACCCTTCTTTTTTTCTCTAAATTGGATTGTACCTTCTTGAAATATCTTACGCTGTATTAAAAATGCAATGCTTTTAATGGTTGATTCACCTGTTGCTATTCCTTTTTCTTCTACCCATTTAGCTAAAGCGTCAGTTGAAACCCTCACTCCTGGAGGTACACCTTTTTCAACTGCTATAGCATAGTCAGCACCGTAAACAATAATCTCAAAGCCTTTACTAGTGCTTTTAACCTCACTACGCATAGTGTCGATTAAGTTACCACTTGCGCGGTGTCCTTGTTCGTCTAAAACAATTTGTAGCTGCTTTACAATGAAGTCGCCTATAAGTTCTAACCCGTCTTGAACCATCTTAAACTGTTAAGGGTGTGCAATCGCTTTTTATTACTGCTGTGAATGGTATATAAACCTGTACTAGTTTAGGGTTGTGTACGTCTAAGCCAAAGAAGCCCTTACCCCACTGTATTTGTTGAGTAGGTATAAGTTGAGTTTGTCCGTTTATTTGTCCTATTACTTTTAACGCTAATTCGTTTAGTTCGCTTTGTTTCTTGTAGACTACTTTAGCAGTTCTTTCTGCTTCCCAAAACGTATCGTAAAAGAATAATTTACCAGTAAAGACCTGTTGCCCTGTTCTGTTGTTGAACTGTTGCCCCACTAACTCAAAATCTGGTGAACATTCAAACAACATTGAAGGGTACTTATTAGCAGCAGCACCGTTATTATACCACACTTTATCGTAATGAAAGTTTAAAGGTAAAGCTGGTGAAACAGGCACGTAAGCGCTTGCCGCGTTCTTAAATATGTCTACTAATGCTTCGTATGTCATTCTGTTAATTTTAAATTAAATACCCTTAATACGTCAAAGGCTCTTTTATTCATTACTGCCTCAAGTGGTGTTATGTCTTTAGTATTGAAAACTCCCGTTTCGGCAACTTTGATAGCAACAATCTCCCAAAAGTGGTTCTTAATAGTAATACTCTTAGCTGTTGTTTCGCTAATTGTACCGCTACTTTTGGAGGTGGGTTCTTTGTCATAGATAACTTGAAATAATCTTTGTACTTCTCTACCAACTGAACAAAAAAAAAGTAAGCTGACCAGCCATACATCGCGTTTACCGTTCCAAACTTTTCCGACCTGTTTACTATATCGTCGCTTGAGTCGTTACCATCTGAATACAACAAAGCAAATAATTGCTTTAAGCTTTCAATACCTCGTTCATTCTTTTGATCGTGGACCATGTTAGTTAACTGACTTCCAAGCATAAACTGTCTGTAGTTTCCGTTACCAAATAACATTTGAGCACCTCCTATAGTTTTTAAAGGTTCTATTAAATTGTACTTAACTCCTTTGTGCTTAAATTCCTTTAGCTCTAAGTAAGTCTCTGGTTGGTGTAAGAACTTCTCACAAAGATTGTAAAGCCAGTCTACAGATATGTCTATAGCCGTACCCTCGTATTGAGGTATCAATCGTAATTCGTTTATAGTCAAGTCACTAAACATAGTAACCCACTTTATTTTAAATTCAAAGAACTTGTCTTGGTCTATTTCTGCTTCTGTTGTGGTCAATAAGTATCGTTTGGTTTCAGCATCAAGTGTACTCACGAATTTATAAGCATCTGATAACTCATTTAGAGTAACATCTACAAACTCATCTTTTATAGTCCTTGAGTCGTTATTTACTTTAAGCCTTAACACTACCTAAACCTTTTTTAATAAAGATAGTACACATTTCACCAGTGATAGTAATAAGCCCTTTCTTTAGGTGCTTACTGTCTTTAGTTACTTCAAAGTCGTAAAACTTTTTAGGGTCTAATTTTACCGCTGCTTTCTTTGGTGCTGCTTCTGGTTTCTTCTTTGCTTGTTTCTTTGCCATGATAATAGTTTTTGTTTACTTCAAATATAAGATAATTTAAAGCAAAAAAAAGCCCCGTACTAGACAGGGCTTTTAATTTATTGTTTAACAGTTTACTATACTGTTTCTAAAGCAGCTTTTGCTGTTGCAAAGTTACCGTAAACAAATGACGTTCTATCATTGTTTTCAACGTAACAAACAGCTCTTACCTCACCTCTAATAGTCTTGAAGTTTTTAACGAAGTTATCAGCGTTGTAGCCAATCTCAACAGTAAATCCTTTCTTGTAATCAACGTTAGCTTTAGTAAAGTCTCCCATTAAGAAGTCTCCAACTGTAACCATTGTAGACTTGATTACTGGTACACCATCAAAAGAAAGAGTTCCAGCAATTAACTGTAGTCTTTCAATATAACGCTTATCAGTAGAAGATACCTTTTGCAACAATAACCTTGTTACATCAGAAGGATTCATAAAGATAGCTGTTGGTGCTGGACAGTTAGCTAATTCAATTTGGTTTTGAGCTACTGCTAAAACATCTACTTCGTTAGCGTTGTCTACTGACAAAGCAAAAGTACCAGCTGCAAAAACTGGAGCTACTGTTACAATTCCATTAAGTATAGGAGAAACACCAGTACCACTATAAACCCCTTGCTCTAAAGCTAATCTAACCTTAGTAGTCAATTTGTTTTGAATCAAGCTAGTGATACCTTCAACATCTTCTAACATTTCGTCAGTAGCAGTAATATAAGCTGTGATTTTTTCAACTTTTTGAGAACCTACGATTAAATCAAAATCGATATTGTTCTTAATAAGTCCTTCACCAGTTGGTCCCGCTGCACCACTTTCATTAGAAACATAAACCCACTCTTTTACATTTGATCCAATAGAACCAACAGTAACAATGTCTAAAAGAGTTGTAGCTCTTTCTTTTACGTCACCAATCATTGGATTTCTGTCCGCTTGTGGTATCTGTCCTGTTGTGTTACCAGCTAAAGACATATCAGCTTTATTTACTGTGAACTTTACGTTCTCTCTTGATGCTCCACTTGCTAAAGCTTTCAATGCGTCAGCTTTACCGTCTACCAATTCTTTGATAGTAACGTTCTTAGCTTCTACTTCACCTTTAGAAAGTTTTTTCATGTAAACACCTTGCTCTTTAAGAACTGTTTGAAGTGCTACAAATTGCTTTGTAATGTTAGCTTCTAATTCGCTTTTCATTGCGTCAACATCTTCTTTAGATGCTTTTAACTCAATTGCTTTGTCAATTGCTACTTTTGACACTTCGTTGTACTCATTGTACAAGCCAGCTTGTGCTTCTGCATCTAACTTAGTGATGTCACTAACTTCTTTAGACACTAAAAATTCTTTAAATTTCATTTTCTTTTGCCCTGTTAGGGGTCTTTGTTTGTTAATTACTTATTTACTCATTAGTTCGTAAAAAGACGGCTTTTTATCTGTTTGAGTGTCCAAAGACGGCTCTATTTGAGTAAAAGTGTCAACATACTGCTTACAAATATTATTAAAAATTTCCTTATTCTCTATATTTTGACCTAAATAATCGAACATTTTTTGCGCTTCATCGATGCTTTTAATGCTTTTATTGTTATCAAATATGCCTGTCAAGTCATTAGAACCCATTAAAACCGCGCTTGTTTCTTTTAGTTTTGCTTCCTGGACAGCAAAAAAGTAACCCTGCTTTTCTACTTTGTCAGCGTTTCCAATCTGTGGTAGGTACTTTCTATAAAGTGCATAAGCTTCTTTGTCGTCTTGGTTGTCTATTGCTAGGTCAATCTTTACATAGTACATTCCTACACTATGTTGGTTAATATTATGATTTTTGTACTCATTGAATACAAGTTCATTCTTAGCGCGTTCTATTTCAACGTCCAGAAGTAAAGCTTGGGTATCAAGTGGAGAGTTAAGCCCGTAATAAATAAAGCGCCCGTCTTGTTCGTATGCTTTTAATATATTTCCTGTTTGAGCTGTCACTTCAAACTTGTGATCATGCAATAAGAATAGCTTTTTAGTTTCTTCTAAAGACTTCTTGAACACATTGTTTAAGTGTACATCGTCATGCGAATCCATGTAGTTGTATGTGTTCGCTATGATGGTACGGTAAACCGCCTCCTCTGTATCTAGTGGTAAGTTTCTTTCTAGTAGAGCCTTGTTTTGTTCATCATCTTTAGTTACTCCCAATACAGGGCTTAAAGTAGGTGAATCTGTGAACTTTACCGCTCCACGTTTAAGCATTAAAGCCTCCTCTTTATCTCTTGTTACTTGCTTAACTGCTGAATGTCTTAAATCGCTCATTTTTTTATCATTTTTTTATCGTTAGCTTTCTGCTTCTTTGCCTCTAACAGCTTTTTAATGTCTGCTAAGTTAGTACCCTTTATTATCTTATCGTTGTTCATTTTCTTCTGTTGTTGTTGATGCTGTTTCCTCTGTTGTTGTTTGTAATTGCTCTACCCTTTCAGGGTCAAGCTCTACGTGGTAGTTCTTACTTGAAACCATGTTAATATGGTTTAAACAACCTTTTTGAAATTGATTTAAAAACAGCTCAACGTTTGGCATTACTGCACCTGTGTAAAAAACTCTATCAGCTTCTACATAGTTAGCGTATTGTGAGCTTTGGTAATCTCCAAACTTTTGAGAAGGTAGATTCAACGCCCTACAAACACTCCTAATATGAGGTAGTTGCATTTCAATTACTTTCATATCTGTAGCATTCATTCCTAACTGAGTGAAGTCTACAGCTTGTTCTACTACTTCAACCTTATTAAACTTTTCAGCTCCTCCAGAAATACCAGCAAAAGCTTTCCTTACTAAATCCATAACAGAGTTACTAAACCCTAATGCTCCAGCGTCACCGCTTGCAGCCTTTGGGCTAATAATTCCAGCTATACCCCTATTTTCTAGCATTGCCTTTTCTGCTGTTGCTCTATTGTTAGAAGCTCCTATAGTATTCCAAACACCCTGTAAAGGACTTAACCCTAAATGTTGCTCTTGCATTGTGGAAGGGTCGTAATATTCTAAAGTGATAAGTTCAGAAGGAAAGTATTTGTATTGCTTAACACCATCGTTAAAAATGTAGTAAGGTACTTGGTCAAAATATCCTGTTTGCTCCTGTGCTGGTGTTACAGCCTGAGTTGGTAACGTCCAAAGCTCAGTAGTTTCTAAACCTATAGATTCAGACTCTTTTAAAATGTGTGATTTACCATGAAGGAACAAGTTGACGAATAGTTGATACATTTCCTCAGACTTACCATGCTTAGTATTCCAGTTACCAAAGTAAAGCTTATAAACAGGGTCATTAACATCAGTTACAATATTATCTCCATCCATTAACACCGTAGGAAACACTGAGCAAGCCCTAGCAAGTGTAGAAACACAAGCATAAACTAATTCGTTACCTAAGAAACCTTCTTTTACTATTTCGTCTGCTGTTGCCCTTTTATAATCATATCCATTAATTACGTTCCAGAAGTCTGGCGTTAGTTTTTTTGCGTCAAATACATTCATGTTGATAAAAGTAAGATAATTTATTAAGAGTTTTTGTATCTGTAATATTTTTCAGTATAGCGTAAAGGGTCAAGTAAATGGTTTTGGCTATCTATCGGCACTTCTCCAGTCTTATCTAACCAAATGTAGTTAGATAGTTCATTCACTAAATTACGGCTTTCTTCTGTTACTACAAATTGCCAGTTCTGAAGTGACCTAATACCTATTACAATCTTCTCTTTTCCTAGGCCCATGATGTTAAAACCATCGTTTTTAATGCCTCGTATTTGTGTAGGGTCTGCGCTGTCTGCAAGTATAAGGCTATTCTTGTTTGGTATCTTAGCGTTTAACATTGCTATTATCTCGTTAGGGCTTAGCTTACTTTTATACATTTCTTCATGTAGGTAGATAGTCATTGTCTTACTATCAAAGGCAACCTTTAGCAATGTGCAAGGGTCTTTAAAGCCAAAGTCCATGCCGTACATGATAGGTAGTGTATCGTCAAACTTTCCAGTACTCCAGTTGTTAAATATAGCACCCTCAACAACCCCCTTCTTACCTAGGCCGTAAACCCGCCACCAATTGAACCAGTGGCCTTTAATGTCTTGTGCTAGTTCGTCATCATGCTTTTTCTTACCCTCTTTAAACTCTGTTATCTGTGAGGCTGTTAAGTTCTCCAGGTTATCTAAGAAAGTACTGTTCAACACTATAGCGTTATCTCTTTGGCTTATCCCTTCAGTGTCTACCCAGAACTCTACAGAGGGGTTATAATCAATGAATACTGTTTCAGTAGTACGCTGTATAAGTTGGTGTACTACTTTCCACTGCATGTTATTAGCTTCATTGATGAAAAGAATATCCTTTTGCCCTCCTAAGGCTTTACCAACTCGATCAATACCAATGAATTTAATAACGCTTTTACCTATTGTAAACGTATAAGGGTTCTTTAGCCTAACTTCTTCTAAGTCTTCACCTTCGTTTTGTATAATATCTTCAAAATCAGTTATTGCACCGTCCCTTAAATGGGGTGTTGAGTAACTAACAACGTGAATAATACGTTTTTTAGGGCTGTTCTTTGCTAGAATGTAGAGTAGTTGTAAGGTGCTGTAAGTCTTGCTAGACCTAGAACCACCTGAATTAATGATAAACCTATAGTTCTGCTTATAGGCTTTCATAGTCTGCATGAAAGTATTAGATAAGCGCATTTAGCTATTCTGCTTGCTTTGTATTTCTTCAAGTTTCATTTGCCACTTACTTTTACTTATTGGCTTTCGTTTTACATCTTCTTTATCTGGGAATAAATCAACCTTTTGCTGTGTAATGTATCTAGTAATTACAAGTACCCATCCTATTCCAAAGAATATTATAGCAACAGTCCAAAGCCATTCAGGGGCGTTATAATAATCTAATAGTAAATAACATAGTGCAGTATTCCAGTGTGGAAAAGTCGTAGGCTTGTTTCTGTTTTCAAATACTTTGTTCTTCTTCATGTGGTTTAATTTAAGTGGTTTACTCTTTATCTTCTTTAATATCGTTTACAAAGTCCTTAACCTCGTCACCATGTTCTTTAGTGCCTACAATGAACTGTGTTTGTAGCTTGTCGCCCTTGGTTGTTATGTCAGTGTTTTGTGTTGCTTTTCCTAATGCTCTGTCAAGTAACTTTTCCAGCATTTCAGAACCCTTCTTACCTATCAATTCCTTGGCTACCAATTTATAAAAGAAAGGATATTTTGTTTTATCTTTCGGGTTTGCTATTGCTTTAATTTCTTCGTATGGTAGTTGAATTAAGGTAAGGTAAGCATCTAATATATTGCTTTTACTTACAGCTTTATAGCCTTCTTTGTTTAGTTCCCTTGTAATGTGAGATACTAGTTTAGGTGGTCTTCCTTTAGGGTTACCAGATTGACCTTTTTTAAATGGTATTAAATCCTCCTTTGACATATTTTTTGTTCTGTTAGTGTTCTGTTATTGGTTCGTACTTCTTACCGTTCAATTTAACCTCTAATGTTGGATCAAGTTTTAACATTCTGTTGACTATTACTTGACAGTATTTAGGGTCTAGTTCCATGCCGTAACACTTTCTGTTAAGTTGGTGTGAAGCTACCATTGTTGAGCCCGAACCAAGAAAAGCGTCAACAACTAGTCCTTGTTCTGGGCAGCTGCTTTTTATTGCCCTTTCGCACAACTCCAAAGGTTTTGGTGTTGCGTGTCCTCCTGTGTGTTCTCTTTCTGTTTGCGATGTTCTTTCAAAGTTCCACACGTTGTTCATGTTGTCGTGCGTGTTGTTAAAGTAGGCTCTTTTATTTTTTATTCCATCAAGTATTTGAGAAGCCTCTTTTTTTAACTGCTTAAATTCTTTTTGAAAAGCCTTTCCTTTTGCTTCTTGCTTGAGTTTGTTGTAGTGTTCTTCTGTTGGTATTAAAAATTGCGATTCAGTGAAGTAGTGACTAGCCGAAGATTTACCAGTTATTGTTATTACGTCTGAAGTTTTCCAATTAACCTTATCTCTTTCGTTTTTGAGATAATTTAAAACGCCTCTCCATTCTTCAGGGAAGTTATCTTTTGACGGGTTCAAATCTTGCATACCCATCATAACAAACAAACATTTTTCGTCTGCATTAGCGAAACTTCTAGTTAGTTCAGAGTTTTGACCTTGACCATGCCCTTTGTTCCATGTAATTAAATTACGAAAAGAAGCTTTTCCTTGTTGAATATAAGGTTTTATAATATCGCAATAAACGTCCATAAGTGGTTCGTCTATTCCCCAACAATACCAACTGCCGTTCTCTTTGAGGTGTGACCATTGTAAAGGAATCCAATCGTGGTTAAACTGTAAAAGGTCGTCAAAGTTTAGGTTGTCATTCAAAACACCATCCTTTTCTTTCTTCATTCCGTACGGTGGGTCATTGTGTGCTAAGTCTGCAAACTTTCCATTCATTAACAACTCCATTGAACCGCTGCTTGTACTATCTCCACACAACAATCTATGCTCTCCAATTTCAAACAAATCACCCAAAACAATATCCGTTTCAATCCCACCATTAGGAACATCAAATTCATCTTCTTCGGTTTCAAGAACTTCATCAACTTCAAACTCTGGAATATCTAACCCCCATTCTTCAACTTCTTCTGTGTTCCAATCGTTATTAATCATATCCCAATCCCACTCACCAAAGCCTACGTTATCTTTAATAATAAACTCTTTTTGCTGTTCTTCTGTTAAGTTATCGGCTTTTATTATTGTTACTTCTTTTAATCCTGCTTTTTTACAGGCTTGTAGTCTCATGTTACCACCAAGTACAACCATGTCAGAATTAACAACAATGGGCCTTATCTGTAACATTTGCGGAAACTCCTTAACTGACTTGACCAGCTTTTTAAATTTGTCGTCTTTTAATATTCGTGGATTGTCCTGGTTTAGTAGAACCGAGCCTATCGCAACGGTTTCTATCATTTCGTTGATCTTCTTCATACTTCAAATATACATAAAAACAAATTAATTAAGTTCGGCCCAGTCAGTAACAGCTACAAACCCGTCAAACTGTGCTACAAGCTCCAGGGCTACTAAGCTATCTAATATCTCACTTGCTTTTTGTTCTTTAATCCCTAGCTGGTCTACTAAGTCCATTGTGCAAGTAGTGTTCTGCGTTTTCACAATACCTATAGCATGGGCTATTATTTCTTTATCAAGCATTTTGTTAAGGTACTGTTAAAAAACATATTACTACCTGCCAAATACCATAATTTAAACGGTGTTAATTCTTTACTTTTACTTCATGAATGAATTTAATGAAGATTTCCCAGATTTAATTATTTGCATAGGTCATAGCGTTTAACGTTCATGCCCTATTGCAATCACTACAATTGTTATTATCATTGATGCGGCTAGTATTACTCCTGTGTTCATTTGATTATACCTTTAACAATTAACACTATTATTAATATTCCTAATGATGGGGTTAGCATAATCTAAATTTAATTACTATTTACTTTTTTGAATGAGTCCAAGAGCAACAAATAAATCATAAAGCAACTTGCGTTCTTCAGGTGTCATTATTTTGTCAATCTTAACCCCATTTTGATTTACTAATAAATGATATTCTTTGTTTGTAGTTAGATTATTACCTATTAAAATCGTGTTTTTAGCTAGTGTTTTGACTCCTAAAACAAAGTTATTTGAATTATTTTCGTTTGCGTTATAGCCTATTTTTATTTCATCCATAATCTAATTTTTTCAAGTTAATATTCTTTTGGTTTAGTCAACACTTGGATTTTATCTAAATTCTCTTTTATCATGCGCTCAATCTTTTTCTTTTTTTCTTCAAGGTCATCGTGTACCATCATTAGCCTTTCAATTTCTTTTATTTTGTTTTCCATCACTTTTGTTTTTTGGTTAATAGTAATCTCATTATTCTAATAAATACACTCTTCCTTGTACGTGCCTCATAACCTAACATAAATCCATCAATAAATCCTGAACACTCTTCTTGTGACTTTCTGAAATCTATGTACTTCCTTAACTCTATTTCTAATGCCTTTTTCATCACTTTTGTTTTTTGGTTAATGTTTCTCTTACTGCTTCTTTGTATATTTTAGGCTGTGTTTCTTTAAGCCTTTCGTTAGTCATGCAATCAGTACAGTATGCGCTACCTTCGTGATTTTCTGATACTACTACTGTATTCTCGTAACAGTCAGAGCAAGCTTCTAATTTTAGTTTCATAATATGTATTACTTTCTTCAAATATACACTAAAGTATATTATAAAACAACTATTTTTTTAAACTCTTCTAAACTTCTGACTACATGATACTCAAAACCTAAAGCGCTTACTTTGTTTTCAAAGTCTATTTGCGTCTTTTGCTGTTTGCCCTTTTCTAATTTTAATTCAATAAAAATAATCTTATTTGGCTGTACTACTATAAGATCAGAAACACCAGCTACTAAGCCTGTTGCTTTAAACCTTGCCGCTTCACTCTTTGACCTGTGACCACCGTTAGGAACTGAAAATATAACGTGTTGTGGGTTGTTTAATTTTGTGCAATAGTTGTTGTGATACCACTTAAACAACTTTGCCTGTAGAATATCTTCGCTCAATTTGTTTGATTGTTTCGTTAGTAAAAGAATTAATTGTTCTGCACCTGTTACCTTCTAATTTGCTTTTTTGGATAGCAAAATAGTAAGGCTTTATAAATTCATTTGTTTTGTAAAATAGTTCTCCTGTTGCTTTTGCTGTACTAAATACTTCAAAGGTTGTATTTTCAAACATTTCAGCAATATAATTGTAGACTATTTTACGGGCTGTTAATATATTAACCTCTTTCTTTTCGCAGTATTCAACGATTTTTTGAGGGTTTGGTATTACGGGCTTACCTTGTCTTGTTGGAAGTCCAAGTACACCACCGCTGTAGACGCGCTCAACACCGCAAATTTCACACTTTAAAGAGTTTGCTGCTACTATGCTTTCACATTCTTTACAAGTCCTTACGGCGGCTGGTTGTGCTGGGCCTACTTCTTTTGTTTCTTTGTCGTAGAATAACCCTTTCCACTCTCTTTTATCGCTCCATTTGCCAAAGTCTTCGTTATTGTTTCCCATGTCAATTACTCTAAAGCTGGGCTTTAAAATCTTATCAGTGATTCTACCACCGCGGCCCACCATTTGCAGAAATAAATTAATTGATTTTGTTTTTTTGTTCAGGAATATTACCTCAACATCTGTACAGTCAAAGCCTGTAGTAAATACTTGAACATTTAATAAAACAGCGTTTGCAGTGTCTTTAAACCATTGTATCAATTCTTTTCTGTTTTCGTCTTTGTTGTTACTATCATACATTTTAACGTTAAACCCCCTAGCTAACATAGCATCATAAAGCTTTTTATTTACCAATGTATTAGGGTTGAATATCATTGTTTTTTTATTTCCTGCAAGTTGTTGATAGGTTTGAACGGTGTTTTGTATCGCTTCTTCGGATCCAAAAACTAAGCCTATACTTTCTTCAGTATATTCTTTAGTTGCAGGATTGTAAATAAGCTGGCTAGTATCAACAGGGAGTATAAAATTGTCGTCTTGTACTAAAAAACCTTTTTCAATTAGTTCATTAATACCAATACCTTCAATTAATGTATGGTAGTATTTAGCTAAAGGCACGTTTTCACGGTATTTTTTAAGCTTTCTGTTGCAGTGCTTGTCGGCTTTGTCTTGTTCGTGTCCACATTTCAAACACTTGTAAAACATTCTTGACTTTTCATAGTTTGGCGTGGCTGTAAATCCTACTACATTGCCTTCAAACAAATCTAATATCTTCATAAATTCACCCCTGTGAGCTTCGTCTATTATGATATTATCAAAGCTATTCACATCAATAAGACCTTTCTTAATCCTGTTGTGTAAAGTTTGCACCATTGCAACACAAATATCTTTACTTAGTGGTGGCGACTTTGGAAGTAGTAAGTCGTGTTCTTTTTTTAAAGTGCTTGCAGTTTGGTGTACTAGTTCTTCACGGTGTACACAAATTAAGGTTCTTCCATGAAGTAAATTAACCACCTCCGAAAAAATAACTGTTTTCCCACCACCAGTAGCCAAAGAAACACAACACCGCTTATTATCTTCAAGGTGCTGAATTACTTTAGTTACTACTTCTTCCTGGTAATCTCTTAAAACTATCATTAAAAAGGTACGTTATTAGTTTGCTCTGATCCTATGTAAAAATTCATAACCCCGTTGAATTTACTTTCTTCAAAAGGTATCTTATTGAAGTCACAATAGTTTTTCACTTTTTTATTAAAGCTTTGTGCGGTGTTGAACTTGGCTAATGTTGGGTATTGCCTGTTGAAGTCGTCTCTAAACTCTTTTCTGTTTACAGCTGTACCGTCAAAGCTCTTAGAATCCATAAACTCCAGGAACTCTACACCGCTTTCATTTTTAAACTTTCTAAAAGCAAGGTTTACTTTATCACTTTGTACTAGGCCGTTCTTTAAGAAAAATTGAACGCAACGTATCATGTAATTATCAAAGTTGGCCCACTCTTTATCGTCCCAATCAGAAAAAAACAAGTGTCCAAATTCCATTTCTGGCGTTAGATTATCATTGAAGTAGTTAGCTATCTCAACTTCAAAAACTCTACGTTCATGACTTGCACCACTACCGTTAATAGTGTAGTTAGTTGTTATTGATATTTTCGGGCTTTCCTTTGCTGGTATCTGGTAAGCGTCCTTACCTTTCTTTTCAACTGTCATGCCTTCAGTTATTATACTAAAAAGGCTTTCAAAGTTAAAGCGTTTTGGTACATCGTCCATTAGAAAAATTTGAGTGTCTTTGTTTACCTTCTGATAAGCAAATTGGTTTTTAGAATCAAACTTTTTACCGTCTTCAATAACTATGTTTTTAATATGTCCTATTGCCTTGTGTATTAATCCCTTACCAGAACCACCATTAGGAATGTCTTCGCTTATCATTTCATCATTGAAGATTATTGCTTTTGGCTTTGCTTCGTTTTGAAAAGAGTGCATTAAATAACCTATAACAGATTTTAAAGTGTAATACCTTTCTACGTTTTCACCTGAAACCTTCCAGATAAAAGTTTTAAATACTCCGTCACTTTCTTCTTTTATTTCAATGTTTCTTTTTACTACTTGGTTCTTCCATATTAAGTCACTAATATCTGAATACTTTAATACTTCAATGTTGTTCTTTGTTGTCTTTACTGCTGCGTTTTGGTAGTAAACGTATGAGGTGTCTTGTGTATCTCTGTTTAATTTAACATCAATTGAATTAACCATTGAAAGAAATTTTGCATCAAAAGTAGCTGTCTTATTAGCCATTAACTCCCACGCATCAATCAAGCCCCTACTAGTTAAGTCTGACAAAACAAAATCTTTTATTTTTGACTCTTCAAATACTGAAATAAAATTCTTATCATTCTTTACAAAAGTGTAAGAACCGCTATTCTCATCTGGATAAAACTTAAATATATTGTTATGCTCTAAGTATTGTTTAAACCTGTGTGAAGATAAACGTATTTGATCGTTATCGGTATAGTACCAGAACTCATCAAGCTGCAAGTTTTCTTTATGTTTTTCAAACTCTTCTTTTACCTTTTCAAAATCAACACCTTCTATTCTAGACTTTAGCCGTTCAATACTTTCACCAGCCATAGCGATATTCTTAATCTCATTTATGCGCTTAGTGTCTTCAAAAGAACGTGTATTAAATTCCTTTGAGTACTTGTAAGCAGAATCAATAAGCTTTTGTATTTCAACTTCTTTACCTCCTGAATTGTAACGAAGTAAGTAATTTTCACAAGTGCCCTTATCAATACCGAAAGCGTTCATTTGTCTAGCGTAAGCATGAAGGTTACTATTTCTGTTGCTTGTTGTCCAGCGTTTTTTAAACCACTTTTCTAACCTTTCAGCTATTTCGTTTTGGTCAGTGATAGGAATATTTACAATTTTTGACTCTACTGGTAGCGGTCTGTGGAATTTATCTGTAAAGGTTTCACTTTCATTGTTTAGGTATAATTCAGCATCATAACTCAAGTAACAAGCCCTTGCAATATCCTTTGTGCTTTCATCAAGTTCGTAGTACTTTTTATAGTGGTTTGTTATTTCGTGGTAATAGTCTTGGTAGTCGTTGTTGTTGTCAACGTTTGGAATTTTAACAAGTACCTTTAAACCGTCTCCACTTGGTGAAGTAAAGGAAGAAAAAGTATAGTTGTCTTGGTTTATTTCTGTTCTTAGTTCTTCAAGGTTCTTCACATCATCAAAGTCTAAACAAGCTAAACCAGAATGTTTACGCAAATTAGCGTTTGATCGGCTTGTAAACGTTCCGCAAAAGGTAACATAAGGAAGTAAAGCTTTAAGCTTGTTACGTTCGTTTTTATCGTCTTGCACTCTTATTTTAGCTATGCTTTTTTTGTATAATCCTTTTTGAATGCCCTCTAACACTCTTAATACTGTTGTATCTTTTAACGGTGCTACTGATTTGATATTTTTAAATGCTGATATTCTCATGATTTTTTATTTTTTAATGATTCCTCTTTTGCCCAATAAGCTATTATTTTTTTTTGCCTTATAAGTAAATTTTCAACATCTTCTGTAGTTAGGTCAAACCATTCACCTGTTAATCGTTTATCTATTAACTCTTTATGTAATTCTCTTTCAGCCCTTGAAGGTTCTTCGTCATTAAAATAACCTAAAACCTCACCGCCGTAAGGCGCATAAGTTTTAAACTGTTCAAAACGCATAAGAGGGTCATTTTTTGTAGAATATCCTATTTTTACAGGTTTTAATCCAATGTGTCTAAAGAAATAGACACAACCTTTGTTATTTTCAGTCATAATTTTTAAATAAAAAAAACCTCTTTGAAAAAGGTGGTCGGAGTACCTTAGACAAAGAAGTTTTAAAATAAATGTTTATAGAAGTTCCGACCTTCTTGAGCTACAAATATAACAATATTATCCTAAATAAAAAACTCACTGGTAAAAAAGCAAAAAAAAACACATTGTATACTGCTATAGAGAATGTATTTTAAATAAACAAAACATACAACACCTACCCCCCCTTACTGTTTTTTTTAAATAAACAACTTTAAACACATAATAAGTATAGGGTAATTTTTTTGCTTTTTTGCCAGTAGACACTTAAGGCTTTGTAAATAAGACTTTTACAGCTGGCAAAACTTCTTTTTAAACTACTGAAAAAGGCAAAAAAAAAGACCACTTTTACAAGCAGCCTTTAAAAATACAGTTTTTACAATTTAAAAAGCTTCACCAGCTTCAATCTTCCAAAGGTCCAAAGTATTAAAAACTTTTGCCACTCCTTCATTATTTTGCCACTCGCGGCCTCTTAAATTAAAATGTACTGTTACTTCCTGGTCTACTTCTAAACCGTTTAGCAAGTCACATTTATCTTGTGCTGCTTGTAGTTCTACAATTTGAGGGTACTTATCACCCGTTGTAATGTGTAAAACTCTTTTTTTGAAAGAATCAGTAATTACTTGTTCTTCTCCGATTCTTTTAATTGTTCCTTTTACTTCCATAATTTATTGATTTGATTTGATTAGTTAAACATTGCTTTTAATTGTTCTTTTCTTTTTGCTGTAGTGTACCATCCAACATGATTAGGCCCTATTTCATTGTTCTCAATGTCTTCACTGGTAAAGCGTCCTAGTTTCTGCATTAGTACCTTAACA